GCGCGGATCACTTCCGCGTCACATTTTCTGAGAGGTGTAGAACCTTTCGATTTATTTTACTACTCACAATCTTTTATTAACGATATTTATTCGTCTATGATTGCTTTTATCTTCTCTATAAACGAGCTGCATAAAGCAGTCGTGTATAGAAAAATATATTAGTTTTAAATCTTGTGCGAGTAATTACTTCATCCTTAGACAGTGATTCACTATCTTGTCTATTGATGAAGCTATTGTTTAACAACATATACTCCTTCTACTTGCACTTTTGTGCGCAACCAACCTCACTTTCACACCGACCTGAATGGATCGGTGATTATTATAAGTTTTTAGTCGATTAATTTCGCTGGCTTTTTGATTAGATGACTTGGTATGTCAACATGAGTGCGCTTACTCAGCCTAGAGGCTCACGGCGTAGAGATTACCGAATTTCAGAAGAAACGTACCGTCTCTATGAACTAGCAAGAAAATATTGTAGCTGAAAGCACATTGGCAGGCGATCCCTGTTATGCATTCTAGTAAGCTATTAGGCGGTCCAAATGGATTAGCTGTAAGTTGACTTCGCTACATTAGTAGAGAATAGCGGTATCTGGGCACTGGACCTAGGGTATCTACGGCAACATGGCGTTGCACACCCCTGCGGATAAAATATGTCCGGAAGAGCTAGGGTTGACAACCAAGGCGTTAATAGTCAAGAAGCACAGTGGACTCAGTCCACTATTAAACTTCTCAATACATTCCAATTTTGTACCTTAAATGCGGTAATAAACAGTTTTGACTTCATTTTAAAAGTAAATATGACAAGCTTCGAAAATGAGGGGGTATTTGCCGACATTAAGCGCCAAACCGATCGCACTAAGCGAGCGGGTCAAAATTTTATCAGTGAGGCACAGAGGATTTTTAATCCTTCTCACCTTACTGATAAGTCCTTTCATCTCGCTAAAAGATATTTAGCAAAGATGCAAAAGATATTCAACCATTTAAGGAAGGATATCTACTCATTCCTGAGTAAATTTGGTTACAAATTTCAAATAGATTTTGATTTTTTGTTCCATTTAACCTTTGGAGTGTACAGATTGGTTTGTTACGATAACAAATATGATCTTATGATGACATTGATTTATGTCGTCAAGACTTTCCTTGGCAACAAGGTTGGTCAGTTTATGGATATTGTCTGCATTTGGTGCAGCAATTTCATTGACCAACTTAAGTCAATGGGGAAATGCAGCAGTGAGGCTATGCCGGAATTTGTTCCGGAATTTTCATTCACAAAGTGGTTTGACCTAGTTGTGGATAGTAAGATAGCCCAGGCGTTGAGACAATTGATTCTCAACCTTGTTGGCCTGAAGTTCTTCAGTAAGGAGACTTCAGAAAGGTTCTTCAAGACACTTGGCCCACCAAGGCCAGTATGTCTTATGGACATGTGTAGAAATGTTCTTCAAACAGTTGAGGAATTTCTAATGTTCGGTGTTAACTACACGCGGACAGGCTCCTTTATTGAGGCTCTCGCAGCGCGAGATCCTACTGTAGCTTTCTTGGAAAAGACTTATGTCTTAACATTACAAGCTAAGTACGTATATATAGGAGATGACGCAAATTTTCAGAAATTATCTGAAATGCGTGGAGATGATGAAGCTACAGAACAAGCTAATTCGTCCAGTATTGCTGCAAAGGATTTCATAATGAAACTCCGAAGTGCAGTTATTGAAGGGAATACAATTTCTGCTTCAAGAAAAGTACCTCCAGCTTTTAAAGCTAGGATGTATGCTCTCACGGAACTTTTGCAAGAATTAATGCAAAAGATGCGATCGAAAAATCGCAGAGCTCCGTTTGGACTTATACTCCATGGAGATCCCTCCATAGGAAAGTCCAGTATACTTGTTCATATCTATAAGACATGGGCAAAATACAAAAATCTCGATTACTCTCGAGACCTTGTCTATGATAGGAATCCAAAGTCCAAATATTGGACTAATCATGATCCTATTTCTCAGCCTATAATTCATTATCCTGAATTAGGTTCTGTTGCTTTTAGCATTGTAAAGAACAAAGGTGATGACACCGTTGACGAAATGTTAATGGTTGCCGATACCCAGCCCTTCTCAGCAGAGATGGCTGTCGCTGAAGACAAAGGTAAATGTATGGTCATGCCTGAATTGTTGGTTATCGACTGTAATGATCCAAGAATGAATCTTGAGTTTACAAATAATAATCCTGCTGCCGTAAGGCGTAGGTTTGTCTATATTGAAGCCAAGGTAAAAAAGAAGTACGCGAAGCTTACGGCTCTAGATGAGTCAAAGATTCCCGATGATCTTGAACACAAGATGGATCTTTGGACCTTTACGGTCTATAGACAGTTGCCAAAAGGCATTTCGGAGTCCTTTCGAAAAGTTATTAAGAAGGACATTGATATTTTTGGCCTTACTAAGTTGCTTGTTGAGCTCTTTGAAGAGCATGATCACAAGCAGGACGGTTTTGGCAAAGCCGTCAAAGAAGACATTGACAACTATTATCCTGAGAAGGAAGTAGTCGCCGAAGCAGGCCGAAGAGAGACTAATTATCTCAAACGATGTGTGCTGTTTTTAATAGCATGCATGGTCGCCTGTATGCCAATTTCAGTTAATCTCTATGTAGGGATTATGCTGATTTATGGGACTATTCGCAATTTTCTTTTGCAACCATTTGGCTTTTGCCTTTGGTTAAAACTGAAGATGGCGAATTTTGTCTCAAACAATTGTATAGAGTACAAAGTCGTCTCTAAATGGGAAGATTTCCGAGATACGACGACAACTTCTACTATGTTTAGTTACCTCTTTATAAAGACCTTCATATTTGAAGATCCGAGGTACTATGATTATAAGTATAAGTTTAATAATTACAGTACTCTTAGAAGATTTACAGTTTCAATGATATTTTTTACATTGGCTATACAATTCTTCAAAATTGTTTGCTCCCTAGCAGATATTACTCATGCTCTTTCCTCTGAAGGAAATGTAATTGAGTCTTCTGGAAATTTCTCAGAAGAAAATGCTGATGATGAAATAGCACGAAGAGAACGAGTCTCTGAGTGTGAGTTTCCTCCAGCTAAGAAGAAAGTAAACAGTGACATGGACTATGACATTGTTGAAAATATCTATCCAAGATATGTTTCTGAGGAAAGAAATAAGAAAGACCCGGATCAGGTATATAATAGTATAAAGCGCAATGAGCGTTTCTTGAAAATATCTTATCAAGGTTCTACTTTTAGAGCAAGGGGAGTTGGTCTCAGGGGAGATATGATGCTTGTAAATAAGCACTGTGTTCCCGGAGATGGTACAACAATAGTTTCGTCATGTAAAATTGATTATGAAAGCAATTTAAAAAGTGCTGTCATCAATAAGAGTGACGTTATTGTCGTAGGAGAAGATGCGGTTCTCTTCAGGTTTCCTGGAGAGTTGTTTAGAGATATTTCTTTCTCTCTTACCGACGTTCTTCCTTCCAAAGTTTCTATGGAAGGTAGATTTGCTGACGTTAAGAAGAGAGTTGTTTTTCACAACTATCCCGTGTCAGTTAAAAACTTTTACCAAGGATTTTCTCTGATGAAATCATTAAAATATGAGTTTTCAGAGCATGTCAATGGTGATTGTGGTAGACCTGTTATGATTGTTGTCAACAGAAAATGTTTTTTTGTTGGCATTCATAGTGCAGGTACAGATGATGGTCCTGAGTGCTATGCTACATTGATCAATAAGACCAATATTGAGCGTGGCATTAAGGATTTAGAAAAGGACTTTATTTCAGGAGTTAATTCTGAAGGCAGTTTGAGACTCCCAAAAGGAGCAACAATTAAGCCTGTTACAGATAGGAGTCCTATTCTTTTTGAAGACACACCAGGTTTGGGCGTTATTGGATCTATTTCCAATTATGCTATGATTTCACCTAAGACGAGACTCATAAAGAGTCCCCTTGTTAATGATATCGAGGCTCTGGTTGGTGAGTCTGCCTATCGAGATGATGGAAAGATGAAGTATCTTCCTCCGATGATGAGGTCCAAAATGTGTAATGGCAAATATATAGCGCCTTATAACAATTGGATTAAAAAAGTTGGAGTTAAGAAGAAGGAACTTCCAGCCCATCTTATGAAGGCAACAGGTGTTTCATTGACCTGTTATTTATTAGCGCAGCTAAATGAGGCTGGAGTCAAGAGACTCAAGCCCTTTACAATGGCTATTGCGCAAAATGGTTACCCTGAAAATTTTTATATCAGGGCCATCAAGAACAGCACATCAGGCGGCTTTTTGCTACCTGGAAAGAAGGGTAAGTACAACACACCAGTTGAACTTGATTTCAAGAAAGATGCTGTGATGCCTGACTACGAGGTTAAGGAGCAAGTCTTAGAGATTCTTCAGTCTTATGAGAATGGAGAATTATCTCATGACATTGTTGGTGCTCAATTAAAGGATGAGCCCCGTACCTTTGAAAAGGCCACCTCTGGTAAGACCAGAGTTTTTGCTATGTCAAGTTATCCTATGACATTAGTAAATAGAATGTACCTTATGCCATTTTATGCCCTCATGTGTGAACACAGAGACATCTTTGGTACAAAGGTAGGAATCAACATGCACAGCGGTGAAGCTGGTGAAATGTATGATTCTCTGGTTAATTTCTCTCCTAATATTATGGAGGGAGATTATGGAGGATACGATACTAGTATGCCAATAGGCATTGGTCTTATGGCAAACAGTGTCGTTGAGAATTGTCTGAAGAACTTCGGTTACAATGCGTATTCAATGCGCGTAGTTAGAGGAATTCTTTCAGATAATCTGTTTCCCACTCTAGCAATGGAGGGGAATATTGTTGTAGCTGCTGGTTTTCAACCATCAGGAAAATATGCAACAGCAGAAGATAATTCACTTCGTGGATTAATCCTTCTTTATTTTGCGTACATTACCATGTGCACGAATTTGGGAGAAGATCATAGTCACAATTTAACTAACAAATTTGCAGTTAGTGACTTTTTCAAGTATCTCAAGCCCGTTACATACGGAGATGATATGCTTTGCTCAGTTAAACCTGAGATTTCTGAGTACTTCAACAACATTACTTATTCTAAGTTTGTTGAGGAAGTTTATGGTATGGAATTTACTACGGCCGAAAAAACGGCTCACACTTCCAAGTTCATCCAGCCTGAGAAAATGTCTTTTCTCAAACGGACGTTTCAATACAGCTCACTACTTAACCGAAAAGTGGCATTATTAGACAAAGATTCTCTTGTAAAGAGTATGTCTTATATATTACCATCTCGCGAGGTGAGCATGGAGGTGCAGATTATAGAAACCTGCCAGTCAGTTCTCAGAGAGTATTTTTTCTACTGTGAATCAGTAGAAGAGTACGAGCAAAAAAGAACACAGTTTATTGCCACGCTGTTAAAACATGTGGAATTTTCTCAAGAAGATCTTGAAAAGTTGTTTCCTAGAGGAGCAAATCTCAAGTATCAATATGAGGCAAACGTTGTTTAAGATGTTTTTGTTGCGTTAAACAAAAAGAATCACTGTAAATTAATATACTTGTAAATAGTCGTCTTGATCTAACTTAAAGATTTATTTATTAAAGGAACCTTACAGGGTGAGTGCAGACCTATTTAGGCCTACTATGACTACATCAGTGGCACTTTATTAGATTGAGCAATCCTCAGTCAGTAGACAGATTAGTTAGTTAGCGTACGGATGTGCTTGACACAGTCGTCCATGTATGTATTATGTGTTGCTAGTACTTTATTTAATGATATGTCCCTTGAGGACATGCGCCTTCGGCGTGATCTCCGTAGCGACGTCACTTATCGCTCGGAATTTAAAAAAGCTTATAAAGCTAAAGTGTCGGAAGAAATTTCTCAGAAGACTGAAGCGCTTATTCAAGCGCGACTTCGGAAGAGAAACACACTCCGGGAGCTCGGCAAAACCCTTGTCACATCAGAGGCCGAACCAAATCAAAATGTTGATTCTAATGATTCTTATGAACATACTGGAAATGACTCAAGCTATATTGCTACAGATTCAGGAACTCGTCATGTGTTAACTCTCGATAAATTTTTCGAGAGACCAACGCTTATTGATGATTTTTCTTATGATGTAAACACTGTTAGAGTTACTTCCATTGAACCATTTGACTTGTGGTCCTCTGATCCAACTATTAGGGGTAAGCTGGCTCATTACGCGTTTATTAGGGGAGACTTGAAGGTTAAGATTACTACGTCATCCACCAGATTTCATTTTGGTGCGATGTTAGTTAGTTTTCAACCTTACTTCGATGCAAATCCGATTCTTCAATCGTTGCTCGAGTTTTATCAAGAAAACCCTTTTTCTCGCGGGCTGCTAAATAATTACTTAAGTCAATCACCAGAACGTCATGTTATAAAATTTGGTAAAGATAATACCATTGAAATGACGCTTCCTATGATTATGCCTAAGAAAGCAGCAAAACTCTTCAATAAGGACGGTAGTTTAATAACTAACGCCGTTTCTTTTGAAGAGCTCGTCCCATTAGGGACACTCGTCTTCAGCTCAATTAATGAATTAAGTGCAGCTAATGATGACGAGCAGTCTCCAGTTCGAGTCCAGACATATGCATGGATGGAAAATATTGAACTGGGACCCACCACTGCAACTGATATTAATATCACTGCAGAGGCTGCTCCTATCGATCAACATATCGAGAAGGGCAAAACCTGGCGTGACAGTGTTAATAACAATGAAACGCTAGGTAAAGTCGCGGACTTAGCACAAAGCTATGTCAGCGATGAATACAGTGATGCTGGACCAGCAAGCAAAATTGCTTCTGCTGTGTCTAACATTGCTGAAAAAGCTTCATCCATTCCAGTTATTGGAGTTGCCGCTAGAGCAACTTCCATGGCTGCGAGTGCTGGAGCTAAGGTTCTAAAGTTTTTTGGTTTTTCAAAACCTTCGCAACTTGAACCTTTAGTCTTTATGAAGAATTTGCCATACTCAAATGGTGCTCTTCTTGAAGGCAAGGATACTGCATACAAATTAACAGCAGATCCTAAACAGGAGTTATCTATCCAACCGTTAGGTGGTGAGATGAATATTGATCCTATGGCCATAAAATTTATGACTGGTCGTGAATCATATTTTCATTCATTTAACTGGACTGGAACTGATACTCCTAGAGTGGACACTATAGCAATGTTTCCAGTGATGCCAATGTACGATACTCAGGCCTTAAGTGGTACTGAAGATCAAGTACATCAATTGACAGCACTAGGATACGCAGCTTTGCCGTTCACTCATTGGAGGGGGACTATTTCACTTCGATTTGAAGTGATTGCTAGTTCTTTCCATAGAGGTAAACTCATGTTTATTTATGAGCCAAACTCTTATGGATTGTCCCTCATTGAGTCAGGTGTGACCGACTTGAATCAGCAATATATTTATTATTTAGATATAGAAGAAGATAGAGATTTGACAATAGATTGTGGATTTGTCCACGATAAATTGTTTGCTAATGTGTATGATTTATCTGACGTAGATTTTTATACTGCGTACAGAGAACATTTTTACACAAATGGAAGTATTCCAGTTTACCAGTCGCTGGCCAATTCTGGCCAGTCTATTGGGAACGTTTATGTACGCCCGTTTACAACTCTCACGTCTCCTTCATCTAATGGCGCAAATGATGTAAAAATCAATTGCTACGTTTATTCTAATGATATAGAATTTGCTGTTCCTGTTGACATGTCTGTCTTTGAAGTTGGCAGAAGAATTTCTTCTGAAGCTTCACCTGTGGCACCAGATGGTGCTACACAAAAAGACGTAGCGTCTAATACGCGTACGTCTAGTATAACCTCGCTTATTAACAAAGTTAAACCAACTAATGATAATGTTTATTCCTACCATTTTGGAGAGAAAATAGAATCATTTAGGTCTTTGCTTAAAAGAGACGAGGGATTAGCTAGTTTCTCCAATGGAGTTTCTAGTTCAGGCATCTCTTGCTATAATGTACCCGTTTACCCGTGTGCTTTTACAAATGGACTTCCGTATTACGGAAATGTTTCTGATAATATTGATACAAATTTCAACAATAATCAGGCTCGGTTCACTTTGTTTGATCACCTGCGTTACGCGTTTTTGTTTTGCAAGGGAGGTTATCGGTATCGAATTTACGAAACTAACACTAACCAGTATTTTGGTAATGTGTGTGTTGATCGTGTTCTTCTTAATGGAAAAGACGATCAATTCGTATATTTGAACACCGTTGCACAGCAAAATCTACTTCCTAGATTATCTGGTTCAGTTGTATATAATACACATACCAATACTGGAGTAGAATTTGAGGTGCCATATTACTCGGACAATTTGTTCGAGTTATCCTGTTTACCTTATTCTGAAGTAGTAGATAGTACTAATGGAACTTTTACCAAGGCTCGTCCTGGTGCTAAAGTTACATATGAACATACTAGAGAAAGTCATACGTACACCACTTACATAGTAGGTAGTGCTGCGGAAGATTTTACATTTTTCAGATTTCAAGGTGCAGGTTATTATGTCAGACTTTCTGGCTTGTAAATATTAATTGTAAATAAAATTGAACAATATATATAGTTAGCTTAGTGAAAATTAGACACTTTCTGTTACCATGAGTTTGCCTTACGGCACGGTACGAAAGTTCCCTTTTTTTCTCATGATAGCATCGGGTTTAGTACCCGACACGGGCGGACGTGTAAAGAAAATTACGATGGTGCGGAGCACTTTTGTATTCCGCACGTTTTCATGGATTGGACCATAGAAACTCGTATTCCG